ATCTATAGAAGCATAATAAGTGCCCCATGATGAACCAGCATCTGGTTTTTCCCATACTACAATAGTGCCTGCTTTATCTTCTAGGTTCTTAGTTATTGGAAATTCTGTAATAGGTAGCTTATTAGTTGCTTTACCTTCTACTCTACCTTCACCGTTTCTTTGTAGTTCTATAAACTCATATGGATAATCTTTATCTTGTATTCTTCTCTTTTGTGCTGATACTAAGTTTACTGGAAACTTAGATACTTTTCTAAATGCAAAAGCTTCATTAATATTTTTAGGATGCTGGGATATCCTTAACTGGTATTGTTCAGGTTCTAGATCCTTTTTCCACATAATTCTTTGCTCATCTATTGCTGCTACAGATTCCTCTACTAGTGAGTTACCATAATTATCAATAAATGGTGGCATAGACCACTGCTCTGGTATAAATAAACCCGTCATACCAATAGTACCTTTATCATCTAGTAGGTTGGTTTCTACAGAATAGATACTATTGGCATCAGGATATAAGATCATACTCTTAAGTGGTTGACACTGATCTAGATCACCCACTGATCCCGCAGCTATAAATAATCCTGTTGTTATCATACCAGACTGCATAGCTGGATATAAAAACTCTACTGTTGTATTCATCTTAGGAGCAATACCTGCTTCTTCATGGAAGAAAAGTGTACAAGGTCCACCTACACCGGATGTAGGATCTTTATCAAATGTTACTCCTTGTAAAACTCCTTTAAGACCTTTCTGTGATTTCCTGCCATTAATAGTTTGTTCAATCTGCTGTTGCCACATTAATACTTTACCTGGATTCATAGGACGGTACCATGCAGTGTGCTGATCTAGGAATGACTTATATTCATTAAGAAATTTCCAGGAACCTTTTTCATTGATGTAATCTTTAAGACTTGCACCCATCTTTATAATAGGTGTTTCCTCAAACCATAATAGGTTTATCATTTTAGCACAGTGATAATAAGAAGAAGCTATCTGTCGTTTCTTAAGTATTGCACAGTGCTTGTAATTGAGCTCTGCCAATAGTTCATATAGTGCCATGTGATACTGGGCATCTCTGACACTGGGGAAATCAAACTTTCTTTTTTCTTTATCATTAATTGGTAAGAAATTAAGCCACATGTAGTATTCACGTGGTAATAACCAAGTTCCTGTAGCATCCTTGTACAAGACACCGTATCTGCATTTTTCTTTTTCTGCATCCCAGTATTTTCTATAATCTTTGCTACCCATTGGTCCACTAAAATAGTAACCATTTTTCCTAAATAAATCAGCTTGTTCTGTAAATAATATAGATGTTTCATTGAGGTTGTATTTACCTGGTTCTTTAAATAATGTAAAAACATAATCTTTATATTCATCTTTAGATTCAAAGATGGTATAAGTCCACTGTCCTTGTTCCCAAGTTGGGATCTTTATATAACTCATTTTAGAAGTTTTTTAATTTTAACTGGATCTCCACCAGTTTTGGTAATGATCTCTACAAGTGTTTCATACTTCTCAGATATAAGTACATTACTTAAAGTACCGTTAAAATAACCATCAGCATCATCTCTTTTAAAGACTGCCCAGTGTTTTGTGTAAGGGTTGTAATGAAACAACCAATCATATAGTGCTTCCATAATTAATTTATTTGGTCATATGCTAGTCCTGCTCCACCTCTAGCATGTGATTGTTGTTCTTCTTTTAAATCTTTGTATGCTCCTTTAAAGGATGTTCTAATAGAATCATAGTTCTTAGCTGCACTTACTAAAGCAGTAATGTTACCATCTCTACCATCAGTTATAGGAGTATTCTCCATATATGTAGCTAATCTATCTAGCATACTAGAGATACCTTTATATGCTCTAGATGTAGAGGTTTCATACATCTTAGCACATTTCTTTAATGCTATCTGTATTAAGTCATCTTCTGTAGAAAAGTCTGCTTCTATGTCTTGTATAATTACTTCTTCTTTTTCTACCTCAGACATATGGAAGTAAGGATTAAAATCAGGATTAGGACAAGTCATATAGAATAAATATTCATATACTTTAATGTAGTTATCTGGATAATTGTCCATGATATCTTTTAAAAACTTAAGTGTATAACAATGCTCTGTTGCTCTTACTTTGTCATTCTCAATATCAAATAGTCTTGTTAACATTTTTATTTAAGTTAGGGTACATTAATTTTTCTGTATCTTGTTGTAATTGTTTTATAAACTTGTCTTGAACTTCTTCACAGAAAGTCTTTTTCTTTTTAAGATTATTCCAAAACTGTATCTGTTGGTATTCATCACTACTTGCCATATTTATATTCAGTTTGTGGTACTTTGTCTCCTAATACATCTTTCTTGTAACTTAGTCCGGTTATTTCTATTAACTCTGCATGTTGTGCTTCGGTTAAATTATCATTTAAACATCTAGCCATAATAGCTTCATCACTACACATGATTTCATCACAGTCTGTTATCTTATGTACTTCTTTTCTGGTATAAGTTTCAAAAGTAAAGGTTCTACCAAATAGTTTAAAACTAAATGTTTTTAAATTAGCTTTAGCAGATGCCTGCGATTCAAATAACTCAGGGTCATCTAATACAGAATTAGGTTTAGCATTATGTTTATTCACTTGTTTTTGAATAAAATCTGGATCTGTTGTTTTATCTATCATTTTTTTGTAGGTATTGTGCTACGGTTATCATGTAGCCAGTTAATCATTGATAATATTTCAGTTTTTAAGTAAGGTAATTCATAGGGTACTACTTCTTTTACTATAGGGTTACCATCTTGATCTCTCTTAGCTACAGGATTACCAAACTTATCTTTAGATTCTTCTTCAAAGCTTATATGATGTAAGATTAGCTTACCCGGTTTGTATTTAGGATTATGCTTAAGTATGATATACATATATGCACTTAACTGTAAAGCATAGTGATTAAGATTACAGTCATCTAAGTTAGAACAAGGACCTGTCATTTTTTGTGATATACCTTCCCAGTTTTTATAGCTTTCTTTCTTAATCTCTTTATTAGTTTTATAATCTAAAATATGTATTTCATTATTAACTACTTCTACCAAGTCAGATTGTCCACATAACCCTGCAGATTTTAAATATACAAAATGTTCAGGATATACACCAGGAATTAATTTTTGCTCTGGTGCATACTTGATATTATTTTCTATAATAGGTTTAAAGATCTTTAGTTCTATACCATACTTCTCTAATGTTTCAATACCTGTAATATCTTCTTCTCTTTGATTATGATACCAAGTACCTAGATCTGTAGCTCTTTTACCTTCACTAGACCAAGCATCTTGTATTTCTTCTGGTGTCATACCATACCACTTAGACTTCTTATTCTTAGATACTTTGTTAGCTATTTTTTCAGCATCAAATTTATCTTTAAATAATCCTACAAATGTTGTTGCACTTATCCATTCTATTTCATCTGCTGGGTCTATGCTCTTATAAGAGTGATTTTCAGCTTGGAATGTTACTGACATTATTTATCTGGGTTATAGTTAATTTTTTTGTAGTGTGCATCTTGTTCATCATCTGTCATTTCTGCTACCCATTTAGGTCCATCAGGATGAGCACATTCAGAAGCAAGAGATCTTGTCTTTAGAGCAAGTTTACATCCACATGCTGAACAACATGGAGCAGTTCCTGGTACTAAGCATGAAGATCCTTCATGATCAATAAGTGGGCATGTCATACATATACTCATTCTTACAGTTGCTACCATTTCTACTGCAGGTCTACGTATTAAGTAATTACGTAATCCTTCAAAAATATTAGGTATTGATTTCCAGATTATCTTTAGTTTTTTCATATTCTACTCTTTTAGTTTTAACATTTAGTTTATTATCTTCTTGCTTAGATGACATCAAGGACATGTTCTCAAGCTTTTCTATTTTAATTTCTAAATCTTTGATTCTATGTACATTATGAAAGTACTTAGGATTAATATGTTGTAATATAGCTTTATACTCAGTTGTTATATCTTTTAGTTTTATAGGTCTTATAGTTAATCTACCTAATCCTTCTATATTAATTGTAGGATGTTCTAGATTTAATAATGCTTTTCTTAGTCTAGACCAATAAAAAGATGTTATATCCTGTACTAAGATAGCATCAATATCCATTTCTTTAGCAGTCTTTTCTAATAAAACTTTATATTTCCTTGGGTTCAACGTGTATAAATTTATAGTCTAACAAAATATTTCCTAAAGCTTGTAATTGAATGTCTGCTGATACATATATTTTTTTTCTGTTTCTTCCTTCCTTAATAATAAGACCCATCCTTTCCATTTTGTTCAGGTAGTTTCTTACTACTTGTGGATTAGCATAAATGTCTTGTACGTAAGGTAAGTTAGGTTCTCTATCTCTTTCACTTTCTTTACAAGATGCATTACAAAAATCAGATATATCAGCTTCATTATTAAGAGCTAGTAAGACAAGGCATTCCAGTTCTGAATCAGATAAAGAAAAACCTTGGAAGTAACAATAGATCATTAACTGGAACTTAATTATGCTCCGCTGATCCATTGTTACCTTTTTAGTTACAAGATTTACCTTAGCCATTATTACTCAGTTTTAAGTTTTCTAGCTGGTTTATCTTGAGTTTCTGGTTCCGGTTCATCAGATTCTTCTTCATCTTTAGGTCCTGCCATAAGCTGAGCTTGTCTTACTGCAGCTACCATTCTTCTTAATCTAGCTTCTTCAATATCTGCTGATAAGTTTTCTACAGTCTTTTGCACTTCTAATACAGGTAGTTGAGTTGTATAGTAATTAAGCATTTTAGTTCTTAATTCTAACATTTCTTCAGGAGATAATTGCTTTTCCTGAGCATTATTTTGATCATTTACACTTGACATGTTTATTGGTTTTAAGTTAATACTATGACAAATATAATAATAAATGTTTAAACAAAGCAAATTTATTTACCTAATATTAAATAAAAAAACCCAACCTTACGGGGTTGGGCAGATATAATGGTGCAGCTAACATCATACCTAAGTACGGGTTTTAGTATTATTGTTTAGTTTCGTCAGTAAAGAAATTAGTTAAAAACTTACCTGCAATACCTATTACTAGTGTAGTGCCAATGATTAGCTTTAATTCATGAGATGAATATATTTCTTTTAGTTGATCAAAAGCTAGTATTCCACCACCACCTATTAAAGCAGCACATGCTAATAAAGCATCTCCTAGCTTTCTCCATTTCTTAGGAGTAGGTGTTTTATATAATTCATGTAATTTTTTCATAGAGCTATAGATTTAAATATCCTACGTTTTTTCTAACTGTCTGAGTATTATGCATCTTTTGTAATTCTACTATAGAATGACCTAGTGTTTTTTGAAAGTGAGGAGCGTCATAAAACTTCCAGTCACCACCCCATTCCCAACCATGTCTTTTAAAGATAGCTACAATCTCCATCCAGTCAGCTTTCCCATCACCATCAAAATCTGTTTTTACATCCCAAGATGCT